TCCCTGGTCTAGTTTATCCAAATTCTGGAATAGGTGGAGCTTCTACGCAATCATCTACTTATGGTTATGGCTATGGAAATGCTGGAGGAAATGGTTACGATCCATCACCAGAACGTCCTGGTGGTGGCGGTGGTGCAGGAGCAGCAGGAGCAGCAGGACCTGTTTCATCTGGAGGAAATGGATTACAATGGCTTGATGGAAATTACTACGCAGGCGGTGGTGGAGGAAATGCTGGAACAGCAGCTACTACTACAAATACAGGTGGCCTTGGCGGTGGCGGAAATGGATCAACATTAGCATACTTATCTGGTTCTAACGCCACAAATGCTACAGCTAATACAGGCGGCGGCGGAGCTGGTGGTACTTCTGGAGGCTCTGGCATATGTATTATTAGATATCCAGGATCATCATCAAAAGCTACTGGAGGAGCCATCACCACAAACGGCGGATATGTATATCATACCTTTACTGGAAATGGAAGCTTTATTCCTAATGGAGCAAACCCACTAGCAAGTGTTACTTCGGCAACACTTACAAATTGGTATGATTTTTCTAATTCTAGTTTTATGACCCTTAATGGCTCTAATATTTCAACTGTTATAGATTTGAGCGGAAACAATAGAAACTTAACTGCTGTTGGAACCGTCCCTCTAGCCTCAAATCAAATAAACAGCTTAAGCGTTGCCAGCATAAACTCGGGTAGCTACTTGTCTATTGCTAATCCAATAACATATACTAGTACTAACATACACTGGTTTGTTGTTGTACAGCCTAAGTCCTCAGCACCTAGCCACGATAATGGTTTAATTGGTGGTACAGGAGACCCAGGAATCCTTGCATACACTCTTCCAGGTTCTTCAGGAAATGGTTTTACTCAGAGCTTGCTAAACACAAGTCGTTATTGGTTTGCTACTCCAGGCTCATTTGGTGGATATTCAACAAGTCGTGCATATCAAATTAACGCCTCGTATGTTCTTTCTTCTGGTGCTTATGTGTATCGCCAGTCTAGAACTGCAGACGGCTCAGGTACACAAGCTTTAGGTTCTGGATATTCCAGCCCAACAAATGCTATTGGTTATCAAGAAAGTGGTTATCCTGGAGTATCGTATATTGGTGAAGTTATTATGTTTAATGGCCCACTTAACTCAACAGATTTAGCAACCGTTGAAAACTATTTATACTCTAAATGGGGAGTATAAAATATATAATAAATATGAAAAATTACACTCAAAGTTTTATCAGTATAATCTTTAAAAATTATTTAATTAAAGTATAATAGTATTATGTCATACAAACAAGTAGTACTTAGAGATAACCCTTTAGCATTTTGGCCATTAAATGGCACATCATTGCTAAGAACCTATGCCACTATTTTGCTTGAATATAGAACATATCAAGACTGGATATCTGCAGAACCTACTTATGGATCTACTTCTCCAACATTTACCTTGCAAGATATATCTACAAATGGAAATCATGGAGCTTATACAATTGGTCAGCCAAACTTTCTTGACATCCTGCCCCTAGCAACTCTTTCTAGTTATGACACCCAATTGGCGGGATGTAAAATAAATGGCACATCAGAGGTTGGTATAACCAACCTAGCTCAGCTATATGACATGTTTTATACTGGAACTGAAAACTTAACATTTGGTATGGAGATATGGTTGGCTTTTGATTCAAACCCGCCACTTAATAACACACTTCTTTCAGTAACATATCTAAACGACACTATTTCTCAAGTATATATAAATAACGATAGAGTTTATTTTACTATTAATGGTAAAGATAAAAAAACAGGTGCAGCACTTTCATATACTGCATATAAACAAGTACAGTCATGGGAATCACAATGTCACTTATTTGTTTATTATTCCAAAGGCACTATTAATGTAGTTGTTAATGGTATATCTGGAAACTCTGCAACAGCATCGTCAAACTTCATCTGGTCTCATGATACATATGCTGCACCAGACTTTTTCTATAAAGTAGGGCCATCGTCAGGTTCAAATAGTTTTGTTGTTAATGATTTAGCATTTTATGATTATACATTATCTCAAAATCAAATTAGATCCCATATGGTTTGGGGAACATATGACTCATCCCCACAAAGTTATGTAAAACAAACAAGCGGATATTTTTTTGACATTAAAGAAAACGATGCAATGTATGCTTATAAAAAAGATTTTTCAGATCCCAAAAATTATAGCCAAGGCGTATTAACTAATTTAATTACTGATAATAATGGATTGACACTTAAAACAATCCCGTCCCTAACCAAGACAGGTACCTCTGGAGCAATAACAACTTCAAATGGATTATCTGTAACAAATACAGCTTCAGCAAAGTTTTCAAATATATCTTCATACTTTGATATAAACTCAATGTCTATAATGGGTCAGATTAACTGGCAAAGCAACACAACTGGAAATCCAGCAGTTATATTTGCTGTTGAAGGATTTAATAATGGTGAATGGTTGTATCTTGCACAAGATACATCAAATAAACTAACATTGTATTATCATTCAATATCTCCTAATTATCCATATACAGTTACAGAAAATGTTGTTGCACAACTACCTGCTCAAAATACGGCGGGAACTTATAATTTTGGAGTAGCAATAAATAGCACTACAGTAAAGATATATATGTCAAATACAGGCTCATCTAATGGATCTTTACCTTCATATACATATGCTAACTTGAATCTGTACTTTGGAAACCAATATTCATCTGCAACCACCAGCCCAATGGTTGGAAGCATTTTTTACATGTCTCTTTTGCCAAAATATGTTGATCCATCAACTTATACAAATTATGGAGCTTACGATAGCACCACAATATCCTTTATTAATAACACGGCGGTATCTCAAATAGGAACATGGACGCTAAGTGTACCTTCTTCACAATTTGCCAAGATATTTGGAGCCAGAATGACCTGGGATACAGGTTCTTATTATGATTCAACAGTTAGCACAAATCAAAGCGTAAATGTTCAATTATCACAAGATTATGGCAAGACATGGACTAATGTTCTTAATGGTTATCCAGCATTAAAGTATCCAGATAGTGCTACAGCATATACAGATACGATTTTTAAAACAACTATATTTACAGCTGACTCATCTTCACAGTATTTGCCAAGAATGGATAATGCACTAGTTGTGTTTTATAATGATTTGTCAATTATCTCAGATGCAGGTGCCTTCGTGTTAGCTCCAAGACAAGGAAGCTATACAGGCGATACATATTCAATTGAAAAAAATTTCTTTAACATCCTAGCTAGATCTTCAAACTTTGGGATTAAAATTGCAGAAGTAAATAATGCAAACTCTGTTGCTACAATTACTCCAGCAGCAATTGCCACGGGATATCAAACAATAGAATTCTGGTTTAGGTGGGATCAGCTTACAGCAACTCAAGTACAGATTATTTTGGATACCATAGGTATTAGAGCGTCTTTGTACTTTGATTCAACAGGGGCAATTTATCAAACAGGTTTTGGTAATGTATATGTAAATGGTTTATCATTAACATCAGGCAAAACCATGACCCAAGGTGAGTCCTACCACTTTGTGTGCGTTTATCCATACTCAATTAATACTCAAATCTACTTGGGCGGAGATCAAAGACTACAGAACTTCTCCAATGGCACATTTGGATATGTAAGCATTTATCCACAAGCATTTGCCCAGTCAGATGCCCAAACAAGATACCTGGAATTCCTTTCTAGCAATGTTTCTCAAGTTGATTATTCAACACTTTTGTCAGGAGCATCAAACATAATTGGCACATTGTCAGAATATTCAGGCGGTAGTACAGCATTTAATGCTGGACAACCAATTTTGGCATACCCACATCCCGTAAATGGTTAATTAACCTGTATTTTTGGTAGTCATATGTACCATTTTTAACAGTTACGTGGTATTATGGGCATATGGGTAAAATGAAGATTACTCCCGTTGATGAAGTTAACTGGGGATTATATATTTGGCAGATGCCAGACGGCAAAATTGTCATGGATGAAGAAGGTGCTTATCTAAGTATCCCGTCCATGAAAGGCGATATCCGTCAGATAAAGAAGCTTAAAGATGTTGCAAAGCACTACGGGCTAGAAGATGGAAAGCCATTGTTTATGGCTGGACATAGACCAGTTACAGATGAAGAACTTGAAATGCAAAGACAAAGATTAGAATTGGGCCTTGTGCCAGATGAATATGATACTCCAGCTATGATGGATTATGTTAAAGAAATGAGGGACATGAAACTTGGCTAATTTAAGAATTGATGACACGATTGATGAAGATGAGGGCGGGATCACAGTAAAACTTGATGCCCCATCACATACAGTAGAACACGATTTTGGTGACCCATTTAACGCATCATGGGATGAAATTAAGAAAGCAGATGGTCTAAGCCCTAACTTTCGTCGTCAAGTAAATAGAATTCAAAAGTCATTTACTGGCGTTGGTGATGCAAAGTCCAAAAAACTTGATCCGCTTGATCTGACTGGATATTCGTTATTTCAGATTGTTCAACCTCCATACAACATTCTTTACTTGGCACAGCTTTATGATATCTCCCCATATCATCACTCTGCTGTAAATGCTAAAGCTGCCAACGTAGTTGGCCTTGGTTATAAGTTTGAGAACACATGGGATACAACTTCAAAAATTGAATTGGCTATGGATAATCCAAAGAAGCTTGATAAGCTACGTTCAAAGATTGAAGGTTTAAAAGAAGAGCTTCGCAGCTTCCTAGAATCCCTTAACTCAGATGATTCATTTACAGAAACAATGAAAAAGATATTCGTTGACCTAGAGTCTACTGGAAATGCTTACATGGAAGTTGGTCGCACATCAACAGGTAAGATTGGTTATATTGGACATATTCCTACAACTACAATGC